ACCAACATACACAGATGCAGACCCATATGAAAAGGTCAATGCAGAGTGGACTATCGAGGCCAAGGTCGTAGAAAAGGATGAAGACCCAGATGATTATTTCTACAAAGGGTTTACAATCTACAATTGGAAAACTGGTTACATTCCTACTGAGGAATATGAATGGCACGTTGGTGGCCATGATTATGATGCCCATGAGATTGCATCTGCAATTTTTGAGAATCATATAAATAAATCTAAAGGATAAGATGTTATGATAACAATTACTACCGCAGTAACAATCACTATGATTGTGACAATGTTCGCCTTCTACTTTGGTCAATACCTTGGTAGAAACGACAAGGTTGAGGTATTGGTAGATTCGATGCTCACACGTTTGGAAAAAGATGGTTACATCAAAACCAAGAAGAACGAAAAAGGTGAGACAGAATTAATTCCAATAAAAGACTTGACAAATGGTGGATAATGTTATAGTATGAGTTTGAGAGTCGGAATTAAGGTTGGTTGGCCCACTTTGAAAGTTCCAGATATTATGGTGTGGGGATGCAAGTTTCCGACTCTCACTTTATTATGTTGGAGATTATGAACAAATACATTGGAATGACATTGATACTTGGATTGAGCGGTTGTCCGACTTGGGCGCCTGCATACGAGAACCAAACCCCATGTGATTATGAACATCTAGTAAATTCTTCATACATATATACAATTCAGAATACAAAAGAATTCAAGAAAGAGGTGTTTCCTTATGTCGAGGACACCAGAAAATGTGTTATCACAATGTGGGTAACCATTGAGGATAAGACATACCCAGCACAAGGTAGTTATGTATTTGGGCCTGACATGACAGAAAATCAGGCGTGTGAATTCGCAGAGAAGAAAGCGAAAGAACAGGTAATACGAGAAGTGTCACCTGTTAAGTTGTCTTCCAACACTGACCTTTCATGCATCAAGAAAGATGTTGTGGAAGTGCCAGAAGAGGAAGTCGTTGTTAGTAGTAATGTTGTCAAGACTGATGATTGGTCGATAGATTTCAAACCTATCAGACAGTCTTATAGTTCAGACCCAACTTACTATTATGGAAACTACGACAGTGGTAAGATTACTCTTACTAGTGTACTGTCGTTATTGTTAGGGGGTATGTAATGTTCAAATTCATATTCGGTATTGTTGTGGGTATTATTCTTGTCACCTATTACCCAGAAATTATAACAACCACCACTGATTGGTTTATCAACAGTGGCGCTCGTGACGAAGTAATTGAAACTCTAGAAGGGATGAAATGATGAAAAATGTGATTATGATTGGTGCAGTTGCATCTTTACTTGCGGCGTGTTCTAGTACAAAGAATGTCGCAGTGATGGACTCACCACCACCACACTCTGGTGTTGATAAGGAAGTTTATGAGTACAAGGCCAAACTTGCAAATCAACAGGTGAAGGCGATGCCTGAATGGTATACTAAAATTCCAGAAGATGAAGAGGCGATTTTTGCAGTTGGTACTGCCGTATCACCAGACCTACAGTTGTCTAATGATATCGCAATCCTACTTGCAAAGAGAACACTTGCTGACCGTATTAATGGTGAGTTGCGTTCTCAAACAAAGTCGTTTGTGTCGAAGATTGGTACTGATGCAAATGCCTCAGTCTTGAATGAGATTGAGACAGTGACTAAAAATCTGATTGCAGATGTCGATGTCGCTGGTTACAGGGTCAAGGAATCTGATGTTGTAGTAAACGGTACGCAGTATCGTGTTTACGTTCTGTTGGAGTATTCCAGTGCAGAGGCAACCAAGATTCTTATGAATAGACTAAAACGAGAGAAACAATTGTTGTCTAAGATTTCTGCACTGAACGCCTTCAAGGAACTTGATGCACAGGTGACTGAAAAGAAGAACAGTGATGCAGAGAAACTTGACAAGATTGTGGACACATTAACCACAGAGGGATAAATGGAAGTAAGGGTCAGAAAGGGTAGAGATGGTAAACCAGATGTCAATGGTGCCATTCGTGTACTAAAGAAGAAACTTATGAAGGAAGGGTTCTTTCAAGAACTGAGAGCCCGTGAATCTTTCATGAGTAAAGGTGAAAAGAAACGCAAACAAAAGGCCGCAGGCCGAAGACGTTGGTTGCGTAAACAGGCAAAACTGAAAGACGAGAGAGGTTACTAAAATGCCAAGACGTAAAATGACACCAGAACAAAGAGAGGCCGCCGCAGAACGGTTGCGTCTTGCAAGGGAAAAAAGGTTGCGTGAAAACCCACCTAAGTATTCTAATATACACCCATCTGTTTTGGCGTTACCAGATGAACATCCATTCTCAAGAGTGATGGTCACAAAGTACATCAAAACCCAGAAGGAACAACTTCCTTCACTACGGGCAGCGATACGTCAAAAGGTAAAGGGTGCAATTGCAAAAGAAGCATCATGCAAAGCGTATATCCGACATTGTGAAACGTATTTGCGAAATGGTGATTGGTGCGATGACTTCTATGGTGAATACCAAGAGAAGCGTGTAAAGTGGGTAACAGTTGTGCCTGCTGGTCGGAAGGTGGATGATGACAGATGACGGACAGACTAACAATATTGTGCAGTTCCCAAAGAAGTATGTGGGTATTGCACCGAAAGTGACAAACTTTGATGCGATGAGACTGAACAAAGAGTTACAGTTCGCAGATGAGTTGACGGATGGAATTATGGTTTCGATGATACATAATATGGATGAAAATGACGTAGAGATTTCCGAAGGTAAGTTTATACAGGATATTGCATTTTTGTCTGAGGCTATCAAAGCAACCATATACAGAGACAGAGGGTTCACTCATCCTTTTCAAAACTTGATTGAATTGATTGCAAATGTGAGTTATGATGAAAAGGAAAAGAAGCACCATGTGGATATGGACATGGAATTGATAAGAGAATTATCAGAAGACTTCACTGAGGATGATGACCCAGACAAGGCATAAGGTGATAATATGATTTTAGTTGATATGAACCAAGTGACGCTTTCTAATCTGATGATTCAGATTGGCCGCAACACTGAAGTTGACCCAGACATGGTTCGACATATGGTTCTCAATTCATTAAGGGGTTATCGTAGTAGATTCAATGAAGAGTTCGGAGAACTGGTACTATGTTATGATAACAAAAGTAATTGGAGAAGAGAATACTTCCCAAACTACAAACACGGTAGACGTAAAGACCGTAAGGCATCCAAGTTAGATTGGGGTTCGATATTCGATACCTTACATCTAATCAAACAGGAATTAGAAGAGAATTTCCCCTACAAGGTTTTAGAAGTAGAGAACGCAGAGGCCGATGACATTATCGCATCTGTTGTATCCTACGTTGCAGAAACACCTTCACACTATGAGAAGGTATTGATTGTATCTGGTGATAAAGATTTCATTCAGTTACAGAAACACAGTTTCGTTACACAATACAGTCCGACACTGAAGAAGTTCGTGAACGGTATTGACCCAGACGTATACATCAAAGAACACATCCTAAAGGGTGACCGTAGTGATGGAGTACCAAACTTCTTATCACCAGACAATTGTTTTGTAGATGAATTGCGTCAACGTCCTATCTCAAAGAAGAAACTGGCGACATGGATTGACCTTGCACCAGAGGACTTTTGTAATGAAGAGATGTTGCGAAATTATCAACGCAACAGAAAACTGATAGACTTAGAGTATGCACCAGATGAGATTAATAAGGCCTGTGTGGATACCTATCTAAATAGTTCGGTAAATGATAGAAGTGGTCTATTAAACTACTTCATTAAACATCGACTAAAAAACCATATGGAAAATATTGGAGACTTTTAAAATGGCAGTGAATACATATACACCTTTACTACATGAGGTGCTGAAGAAAGTTCATAATGCAAAGACTAAAGAAAAGAAGATTGAAATTCTTAGAGAGAATAATAGTGATGCATTGAGGATGATTATTAAGGGTTCATTTGACCCTAAAATCGAATGGATTTTACCACCTGGCGAAGTTCCTTACAACAAGAACGAAGCCCCAGATGGAACTGAACATACCTTACTCTTCCAAGAGGCAAAGAAGTTGTACAGGTTCATCAAGGGTGGTGACAACCAAACACCGCAATGGAAGAAAGAACAGATGTTCGTTCAGATGTTGGAAGGTCTGTCTCAAGGCGAGGCAGAGGTGGTAGTGGCCGCAAAGGATAAGAAATTACATCAAGTCTATAAAGGACTTTCAGCGGTTGTTGTCAAAGAAGCGTTTGGATGGAATGACGAATTTGTTGACCCAAATAAGTAAAACTTCTTGACATTTTGGTACTCATGGAGTACTATGATTAAAGACTTGGTAATGAGGTTGTTATGAAACGGAACACGACTCCTCTCTCTCTCACTTTCAGTGTTCCAGTGATTCGGCGTGATTTGCTAAAGTCTTGGGGGGAAACGAACTTTCCCCCCTTTTTCTTTTCTAAACCCTTGATTTTCAAGGATTATTTAGTTCGTTTTTCCCCTTGACATTGTTATCAAAACATAGTAGCATATACTTGTAATGATGAGAAAGAGAGTAAATATGAATTACGTTGTTGCAGAAGGTGGAAACAAAGTCCAGAGAGACATTGCCGAAAAGGTAGTGGATTTCATGATTGGTCAGTTGTTACCACGACATCGTACATTAGAAATCACAGTTCAGTTGAACAAGATGAATGATGACGCAATTGGTTACTGTCAGATGGAAGATACCAACCGTGAGTTTACCATCGAAGTTGACAAGACCATCGGCATCAAAGAGTTGGTGACTACAATTTGTCATGAGATGATTCATGTCAAACAGTATGTCCGAAAAGAAATGAACGATGATTTGGTCGAGAACGGCCAGGCAGTTTGGAGAGGTCGCAAGGTCAACCCAAACACAAAGTATTACGACTTACCTTGGGAGAAGGAAGCGTATCGTCTACAAGACAAATTTGCAAATATGGTATGGAATGAGGAGATTATATAATGATGCCAAAAGAAACAAATCAGACTGTTGCAGTCATTCACACAGCGTTTGAGGACAAACCATCCACAGTCGCTTTAGTACACACCAAAGAAGGTATGTCACTCATTGAGAAACTTGAGTATGCATATCGGTGGACACAGAACATCATGGACAGTTGGTCACTGAAGATGCCAATGGACAATAACGATGATGTAACTGTCATGGGTGAGATTGTCGATGGTATGGGATTGCGGTCTACTTCAGTTGGTGACCAGATTTTGGTCGGTACTGAAAAGTATGTGGTCGCACCAATGGGATTCACAACACTTGATGGAGAACCAGTATGATGAAATTCAAAAACAGTTCTGCGCCGTTGACGATTAATCTTGACGGCCCAGATGGAAATGCGTTTGTACTCTTGGGTACTGCACGAAGTCTTGCCCGACAACTTGACATGGATGAAAATGCAATCACCGAAGAAATGCAATCTGGTGACTATATGAATCTAGTCAAGACAATGGACAAGTATTTCCCCTTTGTTGTTTTTGAAACAAATAACGATGAATATATGGAGGCGTTTCATGCTTAAAGAATTAATTCTAAGTTCAATGTTGTCACTGACACCAACTGCAAATGCAGATACGGTGCCAACAAAACAACAGTTTATCACAGACGAAGCGTTCTGTCTTGCACAGAATGTTTACTTTGAGGCTCGTAACCAACCACTCGCTGGTCAGATGGCGGTTATATCTGTCACAGTAAATCGTGTTAATGATAGTCGTTATCCGAATACTATTTGTCAAGTGGTTTACCAAGGCCCACATCGTCCAAGTTGGAAAGATAATACAGTTATGATTCCTGTAAGGAATCGTTGTCAGTTCAGTTGGTATTGTGATGGTAAGTCAGACCGTGTTCATGACATGACCACATTTGATTCTATTTTTACCTTGACAATGGGTGTCGTAGATGGTAGCTATAAAATTGCAGATATTACAGAAGGTGCAACACACTACCATGCAGACTATGTAGAACCAGCATGGGCGAAGACAAAGACAAAGACGATAGAGATTGAAGACCATATCTTTTATCGTTGGGAGTTAGAAGAAACAGAATGAATCAATTA